AGCGTAAAGCGGGCGGTTAGCCATTGGATTGTGGAGTTAGGCGAGATCGAGTCCACGTTTAAGAAGTCAGATATAGACCAGCTGAAAGCATTTGTAACGTCGAAGACAGACGAGCTGAGGCTGCCGTATGACCGAGCCTTCACGACCTATCAGCGACGTACGGCTTTCTACGCCAGTGTTAATGCGCGAGAGTTTTTGACGGACACGTCGGGTAATCGTAGATTTTGGGTTCTCGCGGTGAGAGACATCAATGTCAATCATGGCGTGAACATGCAACAGCTGTGGGCCCAGGTTAAGGAAACTATGTATGTGCCTGGCCAGAAGAATTGGTTTTTATCACCGGACGAGCGTGAGCTTTTGCATGATAGCAACGAGGCATATCGAACACAATCCAGCGTTGAAGATCTTATCCTGGAGCACGTCAACTTTGGCAGTGAATACGCGAAGCCAGTACAAATGACTAAGCTGCTACGAGATCTTGGTATCAAGGCACCGAGGATGCCCGACTTCAAAGAAGCGAGTCGTGTCTTACACGAGAGAGGCATCGAACCCCGTAGGAGTAACGGCAAGAAGATCTATGACTTAGATTACAAGGCCGTCGAAGACGAATCGATTGGTTCAATCGGAGGTAATTGGAATGATTAGTGCCGCCGTGCGTGAGTGGTTTATGGCATGGTTTGTTGTGCTTGCCCTGGGTGTTGCGTTGTTGGTTGTGGCTATGATCATGCCCCTGGTTGCCATCGTTAAGATGGTGGATCTGTTGTTGAGTTGGAGGGGATGGCGGTCGTGATTGGAGTGTATGGTGCACTGATTTCAGCGGCATGGCGTAGAAGGCCCACAAATGAGCGTGTGCAACTGTTAGCATACTTATGTGGTTATATGCCAGGTGTTGCAAAAAGAGAGTGTGAGCAAGTGTTATGTGGCTTTTTAGCGTACCCTCTAATTAAGCCTTTGTTTATATGCCTTTCAGCTTATACAGTGTATAGTGTATTAAACTTAGGAAAATTATATTTTATTAACTACAACAGTATATTCTTATGGTTAGCACAGCCAATAGTTTGAAGTGGTTATACACTCACACTGATACACTGTTTATAATAGAGATCTGATATGGGAAGACCAAGAAAGCAAAAAGATAAAATAGTAGAAACGCCAGTACAGTTCGAGAAGGATGAGGAACATGGCTTGACCGAAATGCAAGCCAGCTTCGTCTGGCACTACACCGAAGGTGCTTGCGGTATGACCGAAGCCGCCAGGAAAGCTGGGTATGAGTTTCCAAGTCAGTCAGCAAACAAACTATTAAATGGTAAGGACTTTCCTAATGTGGTTAAGGCCATCCGGATTAAACAAGACGAGCTCGCAGAGAAGTATGCAATCACTCCGCAGAAGACCGGGACAATGTTGTGGAAGGTCATGGAGAAAGCATACGACAATGGACAGTTCAATGCTGCGGTTTCTGCGATTAAAGAGCTCAATCAACTTGCCGGACTATCGATCAATAGATCTCAGAATATTAATATCAATGCTAACCTGGAGAAGATGTCCAGAGAGGATATTAAGGAAAGATTGGGCCAGCTTTTAGGAGCAGACAAAGGCAACTACTCGTCAAAAGATAAATAGATCTGCAACTTTGTTTTGGGGCTTTCTCAGCCAGGACCAAAATATTTTCATAAAAAAATAAAAAAGCTCGTAAGTTATTGATTTTACAGGCTTTTTTCCGTGTATTTACATGCACATCTTTCTACAACTATGTGCAACTTGTGAGCACAACAGTAACGCGTAACAAATTGGAGTCCCTTGGGGCCGGTTTTTTGCCTGGTTTTTCTTTTTTTTTGCCCCGGACACCCCCTAGAGCCAGGCGACGTATGCGTATGTATATATAACTAGGTTTTACACATAAGATGCCCAAAAAAAATGATTCCTTCCGATTGTAATTTTGTGCAAATTTTGAGACACTCTTGCAATGCCTATCAACAGCAGAAATAAGGGAGCTCAGTTTGAGCGTGATATAGCAAAGATCCTAAATGGTTTCTTCCAGGACAACGGCATCGATTACGAAACGAAACGTAACCTGGACCAATACCAACAAAAAGATCTATGCGATCTAAACATCCCTTACCATTCTGTCGAATGTAAGCATTACAAAGAAGGAGATTGGCTCAAGTCCGCTTGGTGGAATCAAGTGTGCGAGAGCGCAGAACATAACATCCCGGTTCTCATTTTTAAGTTCAACCGCAAACCCATTCGTGTGTGCATACCGCTATACGCGATCAACCTGGAGTGGCCCAGGGAGAACGACAAAATCTGCATCATGTCTATTGAAGACTGGTTAGACACGCTGAAAAAGAATTGGAGCGAATACGGAGAGAATGAGCATGGATTATCAGTTCAATAAGTTTTACTACAAGCCGTTACCGGAAAACCTTGTGGTCCGCGAAAGTGATATAGAAGGATCCGGAGTCTTTGCGAAAGCAAGAATTGAAGGTCATAAAGATCTTGGTATGACTCACATCAAGGTACCGATTATCAAAGGGTACATAAGAACGCCTCTTGGTGGTTTTGTAAACCATTCTACAGATCCTAATTGCTGTTTGATTGAGAAAATGGATTGGGACGACTACAGAATATTTAATATTTACACGATGCGGACCATCCGAGCTGGTGAGGAGCTTACTTTGAACTACCATGCAGACGAAGAGGAGTAGTTTACCCAGGCACGGGGCTACAAGCCTGTTGTTGGATCGGGAGGAAGTAGATCTCTTCCTGGATTACCTGGTAGAAACAGATCCAGAACCCGCAAAAATACATGACCAGGGCGAAAACACGGAAAAAAAAGCCGTCCGGGACGCAGAAATCCGGTTTATAGACCAAAATCAACAGCGTTTGTATAAGATTCTTAATAAAATCGCCGTTTCAGCCAATAAATACTTCAAATATGACATAAATGGCATCGAAAAGGCCCAAATAATCACCTATAAAGCCCCTTCTAGCGGCTATCAGTACCACATGGACATAGGACCAGAGGGCACAGCTGCAAATCGTAAGATAAGCATGAGCTTGCTTTTAAACGATGATTTTGAAGGCGGCGAAATATGCTTTAGGTACAACGAGAATGAAATGTGCAAGCGGCCAGAAACAGGTGAAGCTGTGATATTTAGCTCTTTCTTGAGTCACAAGGTCAAACCGATTACTAAAGGGGAAAGATTTGTAGTTGTTGCCTGGTTTACCGGGCCACCCTTCCGTTGATATACTGCTCGTATGCGAGCTGACGATGTAAATGTTTTTGAGGAACCTTCTGCCCTGGAGTCTTTCCAGTCAAAACTAGCTGCTGTACCTTTAAGACAACCAGACGTAGGATCTATCGAACCTATAGAACAAACCCCAGCTCAAAAAAGAGTACAAGGATTAGCAAGCCTATTACAAAGGGTTGGTTATGGCGGTGGAGATCCAAGAAGATCATTGCAAATGTCTCAAAAACTTTTACGAACCTTTGATCCCTACCAACAGGGAGGCATAGGCGAGTTTCTTCCTGGTTTTTCTTATCAGTTGGCTCAGGAACGTGGTGATAAATTTGGTCAGTTACTTTCAACCATAGATCTATTACCAGGAGCAGCAATCGGAACCGCCGCTTTGAAAGCGGGAAAAGCTAGCAAAGGGATTGAAACTTTAGCAAAATCACAAGCTATGAGCGAGCCAAAAGACATGGTTTTTTTACATAA